AGATAAATTATTCATTATTATCAATAATTAATAATTTATCTTTATAATTATATTTAATATTTTATTATGTAATTAATTACTTTGTATGGTTGTAATATATCAAATAAATTAGTTATTAATTAATAATTATATTATCCATCAATACTAGCATATACTATATGTGAATGACTACCTACTGTTTCTATTAAAGATTTATCAGACTCATCTTCATCTTATAAAGCAAACCCTATAAGAAGGACTTTTTGATATTAATTATCATATAATAAAGTTATATTTAAAATTTAATAATATAATTAAGTACAATATAAGGTTGTAAATTATTATGAGCAGCTCCTCCACCTGTTGCATTTATTGAAATACTAGTTGTATTTACACCAGTTGTTTGACTTAAATCCGTCTCATCTGCTGCAGCCTGTGTTCCAAAAGCATTATCAGTACTTTGATCATTTACATTATTTATATATGAATGTGAATGTCCAGGATCATTAATTGTATGAATATGTGAAGGCATTTCAGAGGTAATAAGAGTATGATTTTTTTCACCTCCTGTTTCACCTAAAGTATCAAATTCAGTTTGAGAAGTATCTTTACCAACAGGAACTCGTCCTTGAAAGTTTGGTAAGTTAAATGTAGTTGATCCATCACCAACACCATAAATTGTAGAAATTATACCAAATAATATAGAATATGTTGCTCGTGAAATGGCAGAACCATCACATAATAACCATCCATTTGGTGCAGAAGAACCAGCATAACTCATTACTGAACCTGTTGGTACTAATAATGCAAATGATATTGGACTTGATTGATATTGTTGTTTTACTTCCATTGCATTAAGAGTATTATTAATTGTACTAATTCCAGAAACATTTAATGTTGAAAGAATTGTAGTAGCACCTTGTAATTGAGAATTACCACTAATAAATAATGATGATATACCAGTAAGACGGCCTTCTATTACTGTATTTTCTTGAATAAAAACATTAGTTGCTGTACGACCTAAATCAATAATATTATCATTAATAGAACTTGATAAACCATTTTTTCTTTCTAATGAATTAATAATTGCCACAATATTTGATTTACTTAACATTATATAATAAGAATTAGAAAATTATTTTAAACTTGCTATAAAGCAAAATTTATATATTTATATTTAAAAATCTTTAAAAATTTAAAAAAATAATTTTCTAATTCTTATTATATATAAATGGATTCCTCTGATGTCAAAAATAATCAACGAAATCGTCCTACCCATAATGAGAGTGCGGGTTCATCTATAGAAGATGAAGTTAAGAAACTATTCCGTAAAAATAATAATAAAATTTCATCTGCTGATTTTCTAAAATTAAGACAGAAATATGATGATGCTGATTTAGTTGAAAATATTCAGAAAGCTTATTTAGAAAAACATGCAATGATTAGTAAAAAAGCAAAAAAGTTTGCTCAGTTAATTCGTGAGAAATATAGTAATGAAAATTATCCTTTTCATATTCTTTTAGAAAAAGCACGATTATTTAAAGTCAAACATAATTTATCTGAAGAAGAATTTGCTGAATTTCAGCGTATTTATGAACAGGAATTAGTGGGACTTAAATCTCCAGATGTTATTAGCCCTTATACTAATTTAATGAAAGTTTTAGGTTCTATTAATGTTGATTTCCAGGGTTTTAATACAAAATTAGATGATAATCAATATAAAGTTTTACAAGAAATTCTTAGATTATTTGCTAGTTCTAGACATTTACATGCTCAAGTTTTACTCCAGTCTATGCAGTATAGAGATTGTGACTTTGAAGCTTTAACTGGTACTTTTGCTCGTGACCTTGGTCATCGTCCAGGTGATTCTATTCACCCTGTTATTGCAGCAATGTTTTTACCTAAAATTTCTATTCTTGAAAATCATTTCTTATATTCTAATATTGGAGGAATTGTTAAAGCTCGTTATAATGCTGAATCATTAAGTAATCGTCCTGATTATGAATTATTTTATGCTTTAACTCAAGATCCTAATGATGTTGTTTGTGATAATCGTTCTCCTATGGCTGATCTTCTTAATCGTGCCCAACTTCAGAATCAATTATGGAACTGTGTATTAAACTTACGTAATGGTCAATACTATAATTCAACATTCCGTGAATTTATTGGAGCGGTTGATGTTTGTAGACTTAATAAACAAGATAACCCTGATTTAGTTTATGGACGTTATGATGGTACTATCTTAAAAAGACTTTTATCTGCATTTTCTTTCCGTCCTACTGTTGTATCTACAACTCCTGTTTATCAAGTAATTAATATTAATCCTTATCAACAAAATGTTGGTCCAGTTGTTACTGCTGTTCCTATGATTAACTTAAGACTACCTCCTTCTATGAATGAGGATACCCCAATTAGTTTATCTGATGCACTTGAACAGCATCAATTCTTTTTAGAAAATGGTACTATTGTTCCTCGTCAGACTTCTTTAATTTATTCCCGTGGTGTATTATTCTTTTTTGTTGATAGACGTGCTAATATTCTACGTTTTAATGATATGCAGCCTTTTAATATTGCCAGATTACCAGCTACTGTATCTGGTTTTGAACGTATTAATGATCGTGAAGTTAACTTTGAAGATACTATTAAAATTCGCGGAGATACTTACCAACTTCGTTCTGTCGTTTTAGCTGAAGTTAACCGTAATGCAGCTGAAAATAATATTGTAGTTGGATCTTCTGCTATCTTTATGCTTCATGCTAATCTTCAGAATCAATTATTTCAAAATGAATACTTTCAGTATGACCCTCTTGGTGTTACTGATGCAATTGAAATTGATAATAGAATTGTCACTCGTCAACCTGTTTCTCAACTTCATGGTCCTCCCAGTTCTGAAGTATCTTATTCATTTACTACTATGGCTCGTAAACGCGGTATTATATTTATGTATGAAAATACTGCAACTTTATCCAATAATGAAGTGATGTATTAAATTTAATTCAATTTTAATTTACTATTAATTAAAATTGAATAAAATTATTTCAATTATTTATCTCTGTTTATCTAATGAATAATATAAAAATAGTCCCTTTTGATACTGAATTAATTAATAATTTATTAGATTTATATGGTACCCCACTACAAATATATGATGAATATAATATGAAATTAAATGCTATTAATTTTATGGAAATATTTAAAAAATATGTTCCAGGATTTAAACAATTTTTTGCTGTTAAAGCTCTACCTAATCCTACTATCTTAAAATTATTAGTTAATTTAGGTATGGGATTAGATTGTTCTAGTTTATCTGAATTACAATTAGCTAAAATGATTGGAGTTTCAGGAGATTCTATTATGTTCACCTCAAATTTTACATCCAACGATGATTTAAAAGCAGCAATTGATCAAAAAGTAATTATTAACTTAGATAATTATAGTTTAATTAATAATTTATTTCAATATGAAAATAAACTACCATCAAAATTATTTTTAAGATTTAATCCAGGTATTGGTCATTCAGACTCTGAAACAAAATCTAATATATTAGGAGGACCTAATGCTAAATTTGGAATGGACTTTAATACTATATGTAGTGCTTGTAAATTGGCATTATCTTTAGGTACTGAAGAATTAGGAATTCATATGATGACTGGATCTAATATTTTACAATTAGAATATTGGATTGAATTAATTGATAAATTATTTGAATTATTAATTGAATTAAATAATCAAAATATTACTATTAAATATGTTAATTTGGGAGGCGGTATTGGATTAGATTATAAAACAGGAATTCATATTAATATTGAAAATTTAGCACAAATAATTGGAAATAAAATTAGAGAAAATTCATTAATATATAATTTAGTTATTCCTGATGTATATATGGAAAATGGTAGATTTATTACTGGACCATATGGATATCTTTTAACTAAATGTAATAATGTTAAAGAATTATATGGAAAAACATTTTATGGATTAGATGCTTGTATGAGTAATTTAATGAGACCAGGAATGTATAATAGTTATCATTATATATCCATTTTAGAAAAAGAAAATAATGATAATTTAAAAGAAGTTAATGTTGTTGGTACATTATGTGAAAATAATGATTGGTTCGCCAAAAATAGATTATTACCCCAAGCCTATCCTAATGATATATTTATAATATGGGATACCGGAGCACACTGTCATTCTATGGGATTCCAATATAATGGCAAATTAAGAGCTCCTGAAGTATTAATTGATATTACAACTAATAATTTTATATTAATTAGACGACGTGAAACATTTGATGATTATATTAGTACAGTAATATATCAAGACTAATTTAAATTAATTTATAAATATATATATATGGAACCTAAATATAAACAAAAATATTTAAAATATAAACAAAAATATTTACTCTTAAAAAAAAATATGAAAGGTGGTGAACAGTCATATGATTTAACACTATGTGGACAAGAACCTAAAATAAATATAAATACTCTTAAACCTAATGATAAAATTAAATTTATATTCTCACTAAGTGCATTAGAAGAAAAATATGAGGGTGTTTCGGAAACTAAATCTGAATCACTTATTGAAATGGATTTTTATGTTAGAGAATCAAGAAGTTATGATAATGATATAAGCCAAGCAATTATATTAACGAGTGATATTGGACTAACTAATAGATTATCTGAATATTCTCCAGCTGAAGAAGATCAACATGAACCACTATTAGATATATTATTTTATAAAGATAAAGAAGGAAATGGAATAAATAAATATTCCAAAATTAAATTTATTAGAACAAAGAAACCTTTTTATAATTTAATTTTATTAAAAAAAATATATGCATGTATTACAAAATATTTTGATTTTGATAAAATGAAATTGGAAGATGACTCAGTATTTACTGTAGATGGAGTTATGTATAAAACATTATTTTATAGAATTTTTATGGGTAAAGATTCTATTTATTCTGGTGATATTTATAATTTCCAACAAACAAAAGCAGATAATTTTTATTTTAATGATGAAGACTATACATCAGATCACTATCAATCTGATAAACAATTATTGGTAAATTCTAAATTAATAGATTTTGTTATTTTTTTAAGTGAAAATAAAAAAATAATTGAGAATGATTATGAAGAAAATAAAATTAAATATATTTATAAACCACCACTTATAATTAATGATATTGACATAATTATAAATGATATGAACAGTTTTGGCATAAATAAATATACAAGTGAGTATGTTAGTCAATTAGCAGTTCCATCTATACCAAGTGATCGAAGAAAAATTGTTAAATCATTTTTAGATAGATTACTACCATCTATAAATATTTTTAAAAATGAAGCAAACAAACAAAGACTAAAAAACTTATTATTATCAAATAAATTATATGGTGCAATACCACGA